ACCTACAACAGAAAAGATGTATATTTTATGGGCTTTCATCCTGAAACTCCAGCAGATCCTAATGAACAAGAGTTTTTAGTAGATCCAACAGAGGAACCTGTAGAACATGGAAATATAGCTTATTCCATGATGCTAATACAAAAATTTAAACAGTTGTATGAAGCAAGTTGCAAACTACACAAGATAGGTTATTATAAGAAATGGCCTAAAGATTACTACGAAGAAGTAGTAGCTGAAAGGCAAAATACGTATGAAAAACTTTTTAAAAAAGGAGTAAAGTCATGATGACAAAAAAGAAACAAGTAATGAAAAAAGGTGGCATGGCCAAGAAAAAGCAAGTAGCTAAAAAACGTGGTGGTGGAACTGCTAAGAAAAAGCAAGTTGCCAAAAAACGTGGTGGCGGAATGATGAAGAAGTAAAATGACTACCTCTGGCACAACTACTTTTAATTTAGATATAGACGATGTTATAGAAGACGCATATGAAAGATGTGGTTTAGAAACTAGATCAGGATATGATTTAAAGTCAGCTAGACGTAGTTTAAATATACTATTTCAAGAGTGGATGAACAGAGGTGTTCATTTATGGAAAGTAGAAAATGAAACTGCTAATTTAACAGCAGGCACAACTACATATACTGCTCCAAGTGATGCAAGTGATGTTTTAGAAATGACTTTTAGACAAGTATCAAGTGGTACAACAACTGATACTACTATGACTAAGATATCACGATCAGAGTATCAGGCTTTACCTAATAAATTTTCTCAAGGACAGCCTACTCAATATTATGTGGATAGAAATCTTTCAAATGTTCAAATAAACTTATATCAAACTCCAAACACAACAGATACTCAAATAAACTATAATTACATAGGAAGAATACAAGATGCAGGAGCTTACACAAATACTCCTGATGCTCCTTTTAGATTTCTTCCTTGCATGGTATCAGGATTGGCTTTTTATTTGTCACAAAAGAAAAATCCTCAAATGACTCAATCTTTAAAACTTTATTATGAAGATGAATTACAAAGAGCTCTGACAGAAGACGGTCAAAGAGCTTCCGTTCACATTGTTCCTCAAAACTATTTTATAAACGGTTCATAACATGGCTACCTTTGCAACAGGTAAGTATGCCATAGCCCTTTGCGATAGATGTGGTCAACAATATAATTTTCATCAATTGAGACAAGAATGGAATGGTTTAAAAACTTGTCCTGAATGTTTTGAAATTAAACATCCACAATTAGATCCTTCTTACCATAGTGCTGATGCTCAGGCGTTGCCTTGGGCTAGACCAGCTAGACAAGAACCTGTTACTGTTTTTGTAGGAGGATCAGGAGACAGTTCATTTACTTCCAATGGAATGCAACCATCTAATGAAAGTAGGTCATTGATTATCGGTTCAAGTGTTGGTAAGGTAGCAGTGGTAATATCATGAATTATTCTGAACTTTTAGACAATGTAAGAAACTATACAGAGGTAACAAGTGATGTATTATCTAACTCTGTTGTTAATGTTTTTATAACAAACACAGAAAATAAAGTTGCTAGACAATTAGATAGTGACGATCAAAGAAGATATGCAACTACAACCTTTGAAGCAAACAACGCTTTTTTAGATGTTTCAGGACCTGAAGGTGGATTTAGATTTGCTAGAGGATTACAGTTGGTAGAAACTGACGGAACTAGAACTTGGCTTCAACAAAGAGATGCCACTTTTATGGATGAATATTCTCCTGAAAGATCTACAACAGATACGAATTTTACAGGAAAGCCAAAGTATTGGGGAAATTGGGACGCAACAACTTTGATTGTGGCCCCTACTCCAAACACAGCTTACACAGTGGAGATGTGGTACGATGAAACTCCACAAAGATTAGGCAATGGTTCGGGCACAACGACCACTACAACATTTTTATCTAATAACGCTCCTGAAGTTTTATTATTTGGAACTTTATCAGAAGCTTTTTCTTACTTGAAAAACCCACAGGATATGCAATTATATGAAGCTAAGTACCAAACAGCTCTGCAAGATTTTGCACAAGAGCAAATGGGTCGTAAACGTAGGGATGAGTATCAAAATGGTGTGTTACGCATTCCGATGAAATCGCTAACACCATAAGGGAGTAACTAAAAATGGCAATAAATCAAGCAGTCTGTGCTTCATTTAAAAAAGAACTGTTAGCAGGCGATCATGACATTGATAACGATACAATCAATCTCGCTCTGTACACAAACTCTGTAACTTTAAATGGAAACACAACAGCCTATTCCGCAACAAACGAAGTAGGTAATTCAGGAACATACGCAGCGGGTGGTATAACTTTAACAAGTCCAACCATTGGCTTAACAGCGACTAGTGCAACAGCTTCAACAGCATTTGTTGACTTTGCAAACGCAAGTTTTACATCAGCAACAATATCTGCTCAAGCAGCTTTGATCTATAATAGATCTGCAGCTAATACTAATGCAGCTATTTGTGTTCTTGATTTCGGAAGTGTTAAAACATCAACAAACGGTACATTCACAATCGCATTCCCAACTAATGATGCTTCAAGTGCTATATTAAGACTATCTTAATTTAGAGGAGCATTACCATGGCAGATGCTTGGGGTGAAAATAATTGGGGCGAAGGCGCATGGGGCCAACAAAGCTCGATCACAGTATCTGTTACTGGGTTATCGACTACAACAGCTATAGGAACTGAGTCTGTTGTTGCAGACGCATTAGTAGCCATTTCAACTTTATCTATGACCAGTGCGTTAGGCACTGCAGTAGGTGAAGCTGAACACGTTGTTTCTGTAACACCTGTTACATTTGAAACACAACTTTCTGGAGCATTAGCAATTGAAGAAGGCGCAGGTGTCGTTCTTGGAAGTCTATCAACTTCTTTTGGAATTGGCACTGAAACGGCATCAGGTTCTGTTGATGCAGGTTGGGGAAGATCTACATGGGGATCTTTTGCATGGAATGAAAATATAGAAATTATTACCAACGTCAGTAGCGTTTCAATGTCTACTGCGTTAGGCACTCCTACAGTAGAAGTAGGATCAGGTGTTATAGTAAACGCAACACCTGTCACCATGACAGCTAGTGCTGGAACTCTCGTAGTTTCGGAGGCAACTGCTCTAGTAAATCCAACTGCATTAACAATAGGTGCAGCCTTATCAGGAGCTTCAGGTATTGTAGGAGAAGGAAACGTAGGAGTCATTGCTCCTTCTGATCAATTAGATTTTGCTATCGGAACTCCTGTAATTGATATCTTTACACAGGTAGATTCTCCTTCAGTAACCATGTCTTCAGCTTTAGGTTCTGTTGTTGCAGAGGCAGATGCTTTGGTGCAACCAACAGGACTTTCTTCAAGTTTCTCTGCAGGAACTGCTACAGCTACAGGTGGAACAGGTGTAATAGTAAGTGTTTCAACAGTGGCTTTAAGTTTTGCTGAGGGAACTGTGATACCTTTAGCAGGAGCAACTGTTAATGTGACAGGATTAGATTTATCCATAGTCACAGGTAATCCTTTTGCAACACCTTGGGCAAATGTAGTAACAGGTGCAAGTAATACTTGGACAGAGGTAGATGCAGCTTAAAAAAAGAGTTGCTAGGATAACAAAAAAAGATATATTTTAGAGAGGTAAAAACATGGCAAGCACATATACAAGTAGATTCAAATTAGAAAAGATGGAAACAGGGGCTAACGCCAATACCTGGGGTACTAGAACCAACAATAACTTAGACGTTCTAGACGCTTTCGGAGGAGGCTACTTAGCCAAATCTGTAGCAGGGTCTGCTAATATCACTCTTTCAACTGCTGATGCTGATGCGACTGCTGAGTCTTCCAATAAAGTAATTGAACTCACAGGAACTTTAACAGGAGACATTGTTGTATTTGTACCCGCTACCGAAAGCGAATATGTTTTCTTTAATAATACAGCAGGTTCTCAAACTTTAACAATAGCAGCAACCGGGCACACTGCTAATGGATTAGTCATCACACAAGGTGCATACTCACATGTTTATTGTGAGGGTACTGCAAATTTTAAAATTTATAATGCAGTTGACAAACTAGGAACAACAGATTTCAAAGGCGCTGCAACTTTCAGTGCGGGCGCAACAGTGGCCTCTGGTCAAGATTTAGGTGCTGGTGGAGGCAACATCACACTTAGAA